ACTCTATCAAATAGATCTCCGCCTATGATATGTAAACTACAGTCATTTTCTAACTCCTGTATTTGTTCAAAAAATAATTTATAGCGAGAACAAGCCCATGCCATCGGGACATTTTTCTGCCCTAATTTTAAGTGCCAGTCTGCTGTAAATAAGATCATGCTACGAAGTCTTCTCCAATTTGCCAGTTACAGCCAGTTAAACCACCAGCTTGCAATGCTTCTACAGTTCTGTAAATTTCTTCATGATTTCTACCTGTATCTAGTGCATTGACTGAAACATGTTGGATAGTTTGATCTGGATCAATAATATAAGTAGCTCTATAAGGAACACCTTCGCCAGAAACTATTCCCAATTCATCTGCTAATACATTATTAGAATCTGCTGCGAGAGTGTGATTGATTTCTCTAATCATACTATTAGCTTTTTTCCAAGCTAATTTGCAGTATTCATTATCTGGACTAACTCCAATAACATTTGCTAATCCTACTAAACTATCGAAACCCTGTATTTCCGTAGGACATATGAAGGTAAAGTCTTTCGGGTAGAAGTAAATAACTGACCATTGATTATACAGTTCTTCTGTATCAAGGTCAATTATTTCATCATCCCAAGTAACTGCCTGCATATAAAATTCAGGGAACTCTTCACCAACGCCAATCATTTTATATCAAATTCGTCTGATACTTCTTCAGAAGCGTTTTGTGAACTTTGCACTCTTTTTAAGAGTTCTAACTGAGCATCTGGAGTAGGTCTTGGTAAGACATCGTCCATTGATTTAAGTTCGGCAACTAATTCTTGTTCCCAATCTTCTAGCGCTCTTGGTTTGCACTTAAGCACTTGTAATTGGTACTCGACATTAAATACCTGCGGTCCAGTCTTGATTCTTTTAAAGAATACGTCCCAACCACTTTCGTAATCAGTTGGGTCACCCAAATCTTCCATAGCGACAAGGATTTGATCAAAAAGTTTCCTTTTTAGATTTAATACTTTTATATTATTGTCGCCGTAGTCTATGCATTGAGCTGCATAAGCCCAGCCGCATTTAAGATCAGGGTAAAAATCTCGAACATGGTCATGTTCGACATTGTTAAAGGTCTCGCTATTTCTGTCAAAAGACAAACATTCCATAGGAATATTTTTGTTATTTTCGCCTTTTATCCAGTACACATAACGAGGAAGTAAATCACCAACGATTCTCAAGTGGTGATCTTCTTTGTTTGAAAAATTGTATGTTTCAATTTTATTTTTTTGGGCAGAGCCCTTTGTTGTGTTAAAGCCTATAGCCATCGTTTTTCTCCGATTATGTCTCCTCAAATAAAAAGTGAATCTTATCCCCTCTCAATTCGAGCAGTCTGTTGTTATTAATAATGTCCTCCGATACCGGAAGGTACAGGAGGTCTAATGTAGTGTCTCCTGATTTTTTGTACTCATGGTAGTTGCGATAAGACGCGACACCTGCATACTCAGCAACTTCTTTGTCACTATAAGTACGTCCTTTAGTGAGTAAGTTGTCTGCATTTATCAGAAAACTATATCCACCAAAGTTCTGTTGATAGAACTTGAATGTCCTATCGTGATAGTTTTTCGGGGTTATTCTGTATGTTATGATTCTAAGGATAGCAATGATATCAATTACTTTTCCGTTGCTTGAGCTTAAAATCTTTTCCCAATTATAAAATATCATAGATATTATACCAAAAAATTATCCATTTGTCAAGAACTATTTTTCGTAGGTTTCATGCCCGCTGTTTCAGCAATCTTTTTTGCGTGATCGGGGTCGATTGTAGGGTGAATGTTAAGTTGTGCCATTTTTGCCACACTTCCACTAAATATGTGGCTCCCACAGTGCATGAGTTCTACATGGGGCAGAGTCCATATTTTATATCCTAATTTTTCTGCATTTTGACAAAACATATAATCTTCACTTAAATATCTATCTTGTTCATTAATTATACAGTCAAAATAAGCACAAATTCTTTCATCTGTCATAAACTCTGCTTCTCTTAAATGATCGGGAGTATACCAAAGTTCTGGGTGTTCTTTTCCATACTTCTCAAAAACACTTCTTTCAATAAACATAAATCCTGTTCCCGCTTCTTTTACACTTACAGCTTCAAATACAGGAGCTTTTCCATCAGGGTAATCTGTGGGGTGTGGGTTAAATACCATATCTCCTGCGATTAACTCTAAGTCTTCTGGGTATTCATCAAATAGTCCCGTTTTAGCACACGCAATAATCTTTTCCCAAGCAATTACTTTTTTAGGATATAATGCTGTGAAGATTTTATACTTCTCCCTATCTTCTGCTATAAGATGCATCATGTATAGTGCGTCCATAGCTTTCCAAGCAATATCACTATCTATAAACCATAGATGAGTTGCATCACTCTTTAAAAAGTTAGCAACACAATAGTTTCTTGCTCTTGTAACCAAAGACTCATTAAACATATAATAAATCTGTGTAGGTATACCGTGTCCTGTAACCATTGAAATTGTGTCCATTAAAGACTTAGTGTATAAACCGTGACACATACCACCATACATTGGGGTAGCAATGAAAATCTTCATTTTTCTCATTTCTGGTAAGTTTAAAGTTACTTCTCTTTTTACTTCTGGTTCATTCATAATATTTTTACTTTATATCCTTCTTTTATATAATATCCCATACGGGCGTTAGCCTGCCTAGCGGCAGTTTTTCCTTTTAAATGAATATCCACGACTGTTGGTTGGATTTTTCCTTCCTTTTTCCGTACTATTCTTCCTATCAATTGTGTCAGTAATGGGTCGTTATTAACTGGTGTTCCCAATACTAGACAACTTAATTCGTCTAATGAAATACCTTCTGAGAAGATTGCTTGAGTTCCAAAGAGAATATTTTTATCTCCTCTCATGGACTTCATCGCTACATCTCTTTCTTCAAAAGGCATATCCCCTGTTATACAAATAGCTCTTTCTCCTACTAGTCTAGTGCAAACTTTTAGAAAAGCTACTCTATCGGACACTACTAATACTTTGTGTCCTAATGCAGCGTACCTCGCTGCTATCATAGCCACAGTATGAACATATTCTTCATTGTTGGCTAAATGATTTATTCTCTCTGCCCAAGGCGTATAAGAACCATCTAAGAATCTTATATCTGATTTTATCACATCAATCTTAGGAGTAAGATAATTCTCTTTAGGTGGTTTTAGTACTGTATTCCCAAAATAATCCCTAAAGACTACATGTCTTCCATCTTTTCGTTCCAATGTCCCTGTCAATCCAATCTTAAATCTCGCAGGCATTTCATCTACTATTCTAGTAAAAGTTGGACTACTAACATGATGCATCTCGTCTAAAATCACAGTTCCGAATCGTTGTTTTATGTCGTCCATTCGTCTGTACAGAGTTTGAATATTCCCGATTGTGATAGGAGGGGCTGTATTAAAGTCTCCACTACCTATCCTGCCAGGTGTAATTCCAAATGCTTTTTTGCACTCTCGTTCCCATTGGTTTCTTAGGTTTGTCGTGTGCGTAACAACTAAAGTTTTATTCGCGAGTTTTTTTGCGATGGCTAAAGCTGTTATTGTCTTTCCCCAACTTACCCAAGCGTTAATAATAGTATTGTCAATTACTCGGTCATAGACCGCCTGTTGGCTCTCCCGTAAATCAAACGCAAATTCTGGAAATTCGACTGGACGAGTAACCCTCTTATCGATTATATCGTAATTCTTTGGGACTAAATCCTCTCTCCCCATTGGTATAGAAACAATACCCTCTCTTAAAGGTCTAATCGTTTTTATAATAATAGGAGGATCTTGTGGCATACGAGGCGGTAATCGATAAGTTAGTTCTTCTTCGAGAACTGCAAGCATATCAGCACTTCCTTCTATTTGTATTCTATTACTAAATACTGCCTTCATTTTGCCACTAATTTTATAAATTCTATATCTTCATTCAACCACGTGGGTCTTACCGCTGGGTGATTATTGTCCCACGGACTTGACCAACCTGTTTTGTGTTTTCTATTTTTAACATGGTCTGGTAAGTAATCTCTCATTACTTCTCTCATTAAAAACTTATAAGTTCCATTTCTATAATCTTTATGTTGTCTAAACTTTACTTCCCCTTGTATATTTAATACATACTTAGCAAAAGATTGAGTAAGTAAAGGAATTCTACTTTCCATTCCAAACATTCCACAAGTCTGATCTGTTGCTAAGATATTATTTTCTGAAGTTAATAATAAATCATTAAATAAACTATCAGATAATTGATCTTTTCTACTCAAAGGCTTTTGTGGAAACCATTTAGGAAGATTATAATTAAATTTCCAATCTTTTTCTAATCTGGGAGTATGATGAATATATCCAGTAAATAATTCATCTCCACTATCTCCAGTTAAAATTACTTTACACCCATGTTCTGCAGCAGTTTTTGCTAATAAGTATCTGGGAGCTGTTCTATTTTTATCTGACCACGGATAGTGTGTATTTGCTAACCACATTTTTCCGTAGTGGTCTCTTTTAGATTGACTTAATTGAACAGTAGTTATAGGTATTCCATACTCTCTACAAGTTTGTTCCGCCATCTTTATTTCATTAGCCATATCATGATAGTACTGACCGAAACTATCTCGTTCTTCAGTATAACCACAACTAAATACATGCAAATCTAATTCTGGAATATCCTTAAGTAGAGATAAGATTAGTGTGCTATCCATACCTCCACTTAAAAATAATCCAGTTTTATTTATATTTTTAGCAACTTTCCTTATGCTATTGGTTATCTTTTTTCTAAACACATCTGAGTATACTTTATCAGGCACTATATCAAAATAAGTCCATAAATTGCCTTTTCTTTTAATTCTTCGGTTTTTAGTATCATAAACTATTACTTCACCAGGCGCTACTTTATAAATATTAATGAAAGGAGTTTTATCGCCAAACCACTGTGGATTATCATGAAACTCTCTAAAATCACTTTTAGACTTCTTATATAGAAAACTTTTCAAACTTGTACTAAATTCAAATCTTTCTCCTTCTATACGATACCATAAAGGTTTAGTTCCAAAATGATCTCGAATTAATACTATTTCGTTTTCTTCTGGTTTATACCATGCTAAAGAACCCTGCCAATCACATGCTTCTACTAATTTTTGTCCGTAATTGTCTAATCCCTCTGCTAACCACATAGTGTCATTCTGCATATCGGAATCATACATTTCTCCATTAAACACTACTATATTACCCTTTCTAGTTACATAGGGCTGATACTGAGCACAGCCATTTATATCTAATAAAGAATGTCCAAAAGCAAAGGTATCGTCTCGCCAATACCTATTACCGTCAGGTCCGCGATGTTCCTGCTTGCCTAGCATTATTTTTACTAGAGCTTTTTCTGTTGTTCCTACAAATCCACACATTAAAACATTTCCATTTGTTTTTTAGTTACCCACCAAGTTGCAAATTCTTCATCAGTTATTTTTAATTCTAATTTTTCTCTTTCTACAAATTCATCAACTGCGGGAATAACACCAAAGTATGATACATCAATATAATCATGCCCTGCTAATATACCACCTAATTTAATCTTAGGCCACCATGCTTTTATTTCTTCCTTTACAGATTCATATTTATGATCTGCGTCTAGATATACAAAATCAACTGAATTATCTTCAAATTGTGCGGCATATGGAGCACCAAATTCTCTCACTAATATACTTTTAGTTTTGATATAGGAATCATTTAAGTACTCATATTTCTTTTGTACTTCAGTATGGAGATTATTCATATTTGTTTGACTGTTAAACTCTGTATTACTCATTCCACCAGGCTTATCAGTATATCCTTCATATAATTCATAAGGATCAACTCCATAAAAAGTTTTAGGGATAAGATGATGAATTATAGACTTACTGTAGTGTCCTCTCCAAACTCCTAATTCTACTGCAATATTTACATCTCCTAGTTCTTCTTTTATTAAAGGCAACCAATTTTCTCTATTCATTATCCATTCATTACTGTATTGATGTTGTACTATTATAGGATCTAATCCTAACTTCCCATGATATTTTTCTACATAAGCCCATTCAGGTTGCATTAAATATACAGGGTATTGTCCTTGCTTTCGAATAGTTGATTGAAAGTTCTTTTGATCCCATCTTTTAGGGTGGTTTTTACACTCATTTACCCACTCTTTAATAATTTGTTTATTTCTTTCGTTGTTTGGAACCCATATACTTGCTGAAATTAATTCTTGTTGTTTTTCCATTTTTGGATTTTCTGGATCATACCAAACCATAAGGTATATTCCTATGCTGTCTCCTGCTAAATAGTCAAGAGGCGGTTGTCTGACTACTTCAGCATCTGCATCTAAAAACATTAAATCTTCATCAAAAGTTTCCAGACATTCTAATATGAACTCAGGTTTTATATTAACATTATTTACCCAACTGCCTCTATCTTCATAGATTTTTACATAGAAAGGAAGATCATACTTCATTAAAGAAGTCACTAATCTCTCTGCCTGTCCTCTATAAGACGGGGTATAATATGCTATAAACTTCATAAGTTATCTAAACTATCTAAACCGTCTAAGTACTTATATTCTGGATCTTCTCTATCAATAGGCATCGTATCTGTACTATAAACTTTTATTAGTCTATATTTAAACTCGCCTTCTTCTAGAGCTTTTGGTAGCCATTCTTTAACAGACTTCTCTGTAACATCAGCTTTCACTACTAAAGTTATTTTATAGTCTTGTTCCTGTTTTGGTCTTTCTGGAAATTTTACCATTCTTCTTCTCCTGCATAAACGGGAGCATCTATTAATGCTTTCGTTGCTGCTTCTTTAATTTCAATTAATCGTTTCTTCATTGCAGAACCTGTATATCCATCATTATATGGATTTTTCATTTCATACTCTAAATCAAAAATTGTTTGTAATGCGCCTTTTGCGTCTGGGGAATATACTATCCCCGTAGTGTATTTACTCATTTTACTTCCCATTTCTCACAAGTTTCTTCGGATAGAACGAGTTTCGCTTCTGGATCAACTCTACACCACCCTTCACTTAATGAATTTGTTATTTCATGTACCATATAATAGTACTTACAATCCCCGCAGGGATTGTCTGGAACAGGATTAGCTCTGCGTTTCTTCCACGCCAGAGCAGGTAATCTAGCACTACTGTCCTCATTCACCATTCTTTTCTTTCCAATGTTCCAATGCCTTTTTTATTGCACTTTCTGCTAAAACAGAACAATGCAGTTTAATAGGAGGCAGATCCAAAGCAGCAGCTATTTCTTTGTCTTTAATCTGACTAGCTTCTTCTAGTGTTGCGCCTTTTAACATCTCAATAAACATTGTTGATGATGCTATCGCTGAACCACAACCATAGGTTTTGAACTTAACATCTTGAATTATATCATCTTTGATCTTCATATCAAGTTTCATTACATCTCCACATGATGGAGCGCCTACCATTCCGCTAGCTACGTCTGCGTCTTTAGGATCAAACCTTCCTACATTAAATTGTTTGGGGGATTGTAAGACTCCCTCGAATCTTTCTACGACCTCTTTACTGTACGCCATTCCTTCCTTATATTATAGCAAGCCCCATATG